GCCGAGGATGTGTCGATCCTGGCCGCCGGGGGCCTCGCGCCCGACAATACCGGTGCCGATGTGCAGCAAAAACTGAAGGCGCTGCGGCGGCTGTTCGGGATTTTTGCGACCGACACCGGCGGGGCGGGAGCGCTGGTGGTGACGCCTTCGCCGGCGGTGACCTCGCTCGGCGACGGGCAGCGGATCATCGTGCGCGTCGCCGCGAGCAATGTGGGCGCCGCGACGATCAACGTGAACGGCCTGGGTGCGGTGCCAATCCTCACGGCCGCGGGAGCGGCTTTGACCGGCGGCGAGCTGATCGCGGGCGGCACCGCCGATCTGATTTATAATGCCACCACCTCGAGTTTTGTGCTGGTCAGCGGCGTGGCCTACGCCACCGAGCCCTGGACGAATTCCGCCATCTCCGCCGCCGTGACAGTCGAGACCCAGCGCGCCGAGGCGGCGGAGGCGCTGCGGCCGTTGCTCTCGGCGTTCACCGCCAGCCTCAACAGTCCCGGCTATCTCATCATCCCATGTTCGTCGGCCCCGTCAGGCAAGTTCATCTTCCAGTGGGGCACCAACTCGGTTGGCGCATCTTCGTGGGTGGCCTTCCCCACGACCTTTCCCGCCGCTGCGCTGGGACTGGTGGTCTGCGAGGACAATGCGATGTCGTCCACCTGGGGCGACGCCAGGCCGACGATCCACGCCTTTCAGGGCCTGACGCAGTCCGGCTACACCGCCTGGGCGGAGGCCTGGACCGGATCGGGGTGGATAGGCGGCAGCATCGGGCAATCCTTTTTTGCCGTGGGGTGTTGATCATGGCGCTTTACTACGCAAAATCCACAGGCGGCTTCTACGACACCGAGACCGGCGTGGCCCTGCCTGCCGATGCCGTCGAGATCACCGCGGCGCAGCACACTGCGCTGCTGGTCGCCCAGGTGGCGGGACAGGTGATCCAGGCGGACGCCAACGGCGCCCCCGAGGCGGTCACGCCCGTTGTCACGCTCACGCTGGCCCAGCAGGCTGCCAAGGCATCCGGCGCGGGGATGACGCTCACGCTCTCTGGCACGCTGACTCTGGCCGCAACGCTGTTTCCGACAGACGCCACCACCCAGGCGAAGGTCGCGACCATGGCGAGCATGGCCGCGCGAGGAGTGCTCCCCACGGGATGCACGGCCTATCCGATGGTGGACGCTGCAGGGACCTGGCACGAGTTCACCGCGGCGCAATATCAGGCCGTCGCGGCAGCGCTCGCCTCGTATGTCGCCGACTGCGATTTGATCGCCAGCGCCTATCCTGGGGCACCCACCACGCTCCCCACCGCTGCCGCCACGCTCACCCTGGCCTGAGAGGCTCTGAGCCTACAGTCCCGCGGCCTTGCGCAGGGCGGCGTTGATCGCCCCCTGCCATCCGCGGCCGGTGGCGCGGAAATGCTCCAGAACGTCCGCGTCCAGACGCATCGAAACGTGCTGCTTGGGGGCGGCGAGGCGGGGACGGCCGGGGCCCCGGGTCAGCGTGCCGCTCGCCGGGCGGATAACCTTGCCGCCGACCGCCAGCTCGGCGCGGGCAAACGCTTCGTCGGTCCATTCCGGCGCGTCGTCGGGGTCAACCCAGGTGCTCTTCATGCGATTAATGTAGCACGATAATTCGCCGCGTCAATTGTCGTGCTACATTAATTCAACCCATTTTCCCGCAAATCCCTACGGAGGTTCTGATGCAGCTGCGCATCGTGTCGCTGCTCATGCGCTGTGGTGCAGCATGAACGACCTGGTCCCGCGCGCCGATCCGACCGCACCGGAGCCCCCGCACCACATTGTCGAGGTCGAGACGGAGGAGGAGGCCGAGCTGCTGCGGCAGTTTGCCAAGGGCCTGGTGGTCGGGGTGCGCTTTGGGCACCTGATCGATTGGTGCATGCGCCAGCTGCCGGCCCTGGTAGGGGCGGCGCTCGCCGGTCTCTGGCTGTGGCACGCCATGGCGCGAAAGCAATGATGGAGGTGATATGAGCACGTTCGATCAGGCGGTTCCCATCGTCCTCGACATTGAGGGGCCACCGAGCAACGCCGCGGCCGACAGCGGCGGCTTAACCGTCTACGGCCACGACCAGGCGAGTTGGCCGTCGCTGCTGGCGCGCGTGCCGCTCGAGGTTCGCGCGCAGCTCCCGCCGAGCGTGGCGACGCTGACCCGCGACCAGGCGGTCCTCGCCTATCGGGCTGGCTACTGGGATTGGCTGCACTGCGATGATCTGCCGGCCGAACTTGCGCTGATCGCATTCGATGCGGCGGTCAACCAGGGGCAGAACTGGGCGCCGCGCTCGCTCCAGCAAGCTCTCGGCGTCACGCAGGACGGGGCGATTGGTCCGGAGACTCTGCACGCGGCAGATCTTTGCGACCGGCTGGATATCCTCACCGAATTCGGGTGGCTGCGCGAACAGAGATACCGACTGACGGTCAACTGGGCGGTCTACGGGCACGGCTGGATTAAGGGAGTGTCGGGAATTTCGTGTGTGGGGAGGCGGTTGACCATCAGGCCGCCATGGCCCGGATGAAGCGGTCGCCGAAGAGAACGGCGAATTGAGCCTTGGCCATAGCCCATTCACGCGGCGGCATCACCCACTCTTTTTCAGATCGGTTCAGGATCAGGAAGAGCAGCTTAGCGGCCGCGTCATCATTGGGAAAATGGCCCCGCGCCCGGACGGCCCGGCGGAGCTTGGAATTCAAGGCCTCGATAGCGTTGGTGGTGTAGATGATCCGGCGGACATCGCCAGAAAACCCAAAGAATGGAATGACCTCCTGCCATACCCGGCGCCAGCTTTGGGCAATGGCGGGATATTTCTGCCCCCAGGGGCCAGCTTCGAAGGCCTCCAGAGCCTGCTCGGCAGCCTTGGCGTCGACGGCCCGGTAGATGTCCTTGAGCGCCGTCGCCACGGCTTTCCGGTCTTTGTAGGACACGAAGTCCATGGAATTCCTGAGTAAATGGACAATGCAAGTTTGAACGATCGCCTCTGGGAACACCGCGGTAATGGCCTCTGGGAACCCTTTGAGGCCGTCCACCACGGCCAGCATGATGTCCTCCACGCCGCGGTTTTTCAGCTCGTTCATCACCCGCAGCCAGAACTTGGCCCCTTCGTTTTGCTCGATCCACATGCCGAGCACCACCTTGGTGCCGTCGGCCAGGACGCCCAGCGCAATGTGAATGGCCTTGTTGCGGACCAATCCTTCATCCCGGATTTTGACCCTGATGGCGTCAAAAAAAACAAGAGGATAGGCCGGATCCAGCGGCCGCTGCTGCCAGGAGGCAACCTCGTCGAGCACCGCGTCGGTGATCGTGCTGATCAACTCCGCCGAGGCGTCCATGCCATACAACTCACGCAGGTGCCCGGCGATCTCCCGGGTGCTCATGCCCCGCGCATACATCGAGATGATCTTCTCATCGAAGCCCGGAAACCGGCGCTGATATTTGGCAATCAGTTGAGGATCAAAGCTGCCCGCCCGGTCGCGCGGAACCTCAATCTCGATCTTGCCCGTGTCGGTCGTAACCGTCTTGCGGCCGTAGCCGTTGCGCGTGTTGCCCGCCTCGGCCTCATCGCCAAGGTGATAGTCCATCTCGGCATTCAGTGCCCGCTCGGCCAAGGCCTTCTTGAGCGCGTCCAGCAGGCCGCCCGAGTTCAGCTCGGCCGCCGCATCACTGCCAGCCAGCAACTGGTCCAGCAAAGCATCGGGAATCACAGGGGATTTGCGTCGCGGCATTCAGGTGCTCCTTCTTACCCATCATGCCTCCCCAAACACGAAATTCAGGACAGTCCCCTGGATTAAGCGCCTCTTCCGCATCGTCTCGCTCGCGACCGTCTACACCGATCCGGCCACCACGGCGGCTTTCCTGCCGCACCTCGGCGCGCCGCAGAACTGACGACCTCCGCCGCCGGGTAGGCGGCTTTCCTCATCATCGATCATGGAGACATCATGGACAACGCCGTTTCCGGCGTCGTGCAGGCGTTGCTTGCCGACCTCGTCGCGCCCGCCCTGCCGATCCTCGCCCTCGCGCTCGGCGCCTGGGCGCTCCGCCTCGCGCAGCGTTATCTCGGCTTGC